AAAAAGTGATCGTTCTTTAGTTGAATTTTATCAACCAAAAATTACAGTTGTTAATGAAAAAGATTTCTTACCTTCTTTTACAAATAAATTTACAGATCCTCTTACAATTAAAAGACAATATATTCCAAAGTTTTTAAAACCTACAGTACCTACACGTAATTCTTATTAAAATTCTTCATCAAATTTAATTTGCATAGATTCTGTAGAAAGACCAACACCAGGTTTTGAATATTCAGATACTTTTTTTTCAAAGAAATTAGTTTTTCCTTCTAAAGATATTAATTCCATAAAATCAAATGGATTTATTGAATTAAATAATTTAGGATATCCTAATTGTAAACATAAACGATCAGCAACAAATTCTATATAAGATGTCATATCTTTAGAATTCATACCAATTAATGAACATGGTAAACAATCACATATAAATTCAGTTTCAATATTTACAGCTTCTTTAATAATTTCATATACTTCTTTTGAATCTAATTTATTTTCAAGAAGTTTATAAATTTCAATAGCAAATTCTGTATGTAATCCTTCATCTCTTGAAATTAATTCATTAGAAAATGTTAATCCAGGTAATAGACCACGTTTTTTAAAATAAAAGATAGAACAAAATGCTCCACTAAAGAATATACCTTCTACACATGCAAATGCTATTAATCTATATGAATAAGGTTTATCATTCATCCAATTAATTGCCCACATAGCTTTTTTTTGAATTGATGGGATAGTATCTATTGCACGAAATAATTGTATTCTTTCTTCTACATCTTTAATATAAGTATCAATTAATAAAGAATACATTTGAGAATGTACACCTTCCATAGCATTTTGAAATCCATAAAATAATCTTGCTACTGGTGATTGAATTTCAACTTGAAATTTTGAAGCTAAATTTTCTTGAACAATACCATCAGAACCAGCAAAGAATGCTAAAATATGTTTAATATAATGTTTTTCATTATTATTTAAAGTTTCCCAATCTTTTCTATCTTTTGATAAATCAACTTCTTCTACTGGCCAAAAGGATGCTACTGCTTTTTTATATAATTTAAATAATTGTTCTTCTGATGGATCAATAGGGAATAATGTATAACGTTCTCCTAATGTTTTTAAAGATGGATTAAATAAAGGTTCCATTTTATTCTATGGATGCGATAAGGAATTAAATAGTTAAAACCTTTTAAAAAATATAAGAAATGACACAGCCTAATCCATTTTCATTAGCAGATTCATATACTCATTTAATAAGTCCAAAAATTATTGGTGATGGAACTACTGGTTATGATATTGCTGTTGATTTAGTTGATATTGATACAATATATTCAAGACAATTAGGTGGTTCAACATCGACACAACAAATTCAACAAGCTTATATTAGTCAAATTGGTTCGACTGGATTGAGTGGTCAAGCATTTTTTAACACAATAGGTTCTTCTTCTTCAAGAGGTGATGCATATTTTAATAATATAAATTGGACATCTTTTACTCCCCCTTTATCATTAGGAAGTGGTTCAGGTGGTGCAACATTTTTAGCTGGACCAGGTATTTCAATAGGTCCACAAAGTATAAATGGAATAACATTATCTTCAAATATTCAAGGTACGAGTGGTATTGGTATAACATATTCAAATACTGGTCCTATAACAATAAGTTATAATTCTCCAAAATTTGTAGGTTCTACTGGTGTTCAAGTTTCATATTCATCAATTCCAAATACATATACATTTTCTTCAACAATAGGAATTACTGGTTCAACATTTATTGGTGTTCAACAAAGTGGTTCAACATATACAATATCTTATTTAGGTTCACAAGGTGTTGGTGGATCATTAACTGGACAAACGGGTCCACAAGGAGAAGTTGTTTTTTTTACACCAGGAGGTCTTACATCTTCTTCCGAATTAGTTTATACAAATAAAGTATTGAATGTTCCAGAAATAAATATACAAACAAGTACAATAAATGGTGGTGAATTAGATTTATCTACATTTGAAGGTGATTGTTATTTACAATCTGGATTATTTAATCCTCCTTCTGGACAACAAGGAAATTTTTTATATTTTTCTCCTTTTGGACTAACAGCACAATCTGCTTTTGTTGTTGATACACAAAATTATCGTGTTGGTATTAATACAGATACTCCAAAAACATATTTAGATGTACAAGGTCAAACTGAAATTACATATGATGCATCTTTTGGTGATTATCCTTTATTAGTAGGAGGTACTGGAACATCAGGAAGTTTAACTGTAAATCCAGGATCTTATACAATTAATGCTTGGGGATCTGGTGGAGCTTCAAATGCTGGTATTGGTGGTGCAGGTGGAGCTTCTGTAACACAAATTACTGTTGGAGCTACTGGAATTTTGTCATGGGGTCCACAAGGTGGTTCAATAGGTGGTGGTCCAGCAACACAACTAGCTTATAATGGATCTACATTTTTATGGGTTCCAGGTGGTGGTGCTGGTGGTACGGGTGGTAAAGGTGGTGCAGCTGGATTTCAAGGTTCACCGTATCCAGAAGGTGGTGATGGTGGACCAGGTGGTATTGCAACATTAACAGATTCACAAAGTTGGAGATATATATTAGGTTCTACTGCTGGAACTTCAGGTGGAACCTTTTCATCTGGTTCTATTGGTTCTGTTAATGCAATCGGATTATCTGGAACAGTAATTACATTTAATCAAGTAGGTACACAAACTACTGTTGGTGCAATAAATACTTACACATTTACTCCTGGAGCTATATTTACAATATCAAATACTTCTATGGAATTTCCTGGAACAACATTTTCTTCTTCTTCTCCTTCTTTTTTTGTAAATTCAATTTCTGGAATAAATTCAGGGGATGGTATTGGAACTACGGGAACTGTGAATGGTACTGCTTTGTTTGATCCATTCATTCCAGGTTCTTCAACACCAGGAAGAATTTTAAATGCTAATATTATGTTGAATGGTTCAGCATCAGTATCTACTGGAAATGTTACATGGATGGGTGGAACATATACATCTCCTTCTTTTTCTGGAGGTTACACACTAATTTTGAATGGATCATTCATAGATAGTGGACCTAGTGGTAATAGAGTTCTTACTTTAACGGGGCTAACTCAAATTACATTTGGAACTCAATTAGGAACATTTAATGGAACTTTTATTACAGATGCAAATGTGAATGTTCCTCCAGCATCACAAATATCAGTAAAACAACGTACATTTATAAATCGTGGACAATCTGGATCTTTTCAAACATCTGGAAGTTTTGGTGGTGGAGGATTTACTGGTGGTGGTGCACCTGCAAAAATTTCAGGTATTACTGGATATACTGGTTCATATGATATTTCTGGAAATATGTTTGCGGGAGGTGGTCCTGGAACATGGGGTGTGACTGGTGTATCTGGAATTTCTATTGGAGGGAATGAATCATATGTTGGTCATGGAAGATTTCCATATCAAAATAAATTTAATTCTGGATTATATGGTGTAGGTGGAACATTCGGACCAGGAACATCTGGTTATGTAGCTATTGAAAATGTTTCTTCTGCATTCACATCACCTGCATTAATTGTGAATGGTAATGCAGTGATTACTGGGTCTAATAATGTTTTAACTACATATGGTTCAATATTATCTAGTGGAGCAGTCCAAGCTCCAGATTTTACTGGAATTAATCCAGCTTTAACTTCTGTTCAAATTGCTAATTTTTCTCAAGGTCTATCTGGAACTGTAGGAAATTTTAGTGGTTTGTTAACAGCTAATAATTTAACCATAAATAATAGTCCGTATGCTTTCCCTCCAGTTGGATCTATTATAATGTATGGTGCGGCATCTCCTCCTCTTGGATGGTTAGTTTGTAATGGTACTGCTGTTCCTTCTCAATATACTGCTTTGATTGCGATTATAGGAGTTAATTTGCCAGATTTACGATCTAGAGTTCCTATAGGGTTTGGTCAAGGAGCTGGATTAAGTCCATATAGTATGTTTGGGACGGGAGGTTTGGAAACTGTTACTTTAACAACGAATGAAATGCCTTCCCACTCTCACTCAGTTAATGATCCTGGACATTTTCATTCGAATGGAGGAAATGCAGGGGGTGCTGTTTTAGTAGGCGGTGGTGCAAATAAAGCCGATCAAAGTAATACTGGTTTTTCTCAAACTGGTATTACTATAAATTCTACAGGTGGAGGTCAAGCGCATGAAAATAGACAACCTTATTTAGTAGTAAATTTTATTATTAAATATTAAATTTTAAGAACTAATTTATGTATAGATAACGCTGAAACTCCAGATACTTCTGATAATTTTTTCATTTCTTGTTTTGTACGTAATCCTAAAATATAAGCTGTTACACCAGCAACAATCGTTTTTGGTGTATTTTCAAATTCATCTTCTGATTTCATAGAAATTTCATGTAATTTCATAAATATTTCTTCTCTTTGTTTATCATTCAAATCTAAAGCTGCCATTAATCTTTCTGCTATACCTAATTGTGTTTCTAATACAGAATGTTCATTTTTAGAAAATCTTGGAACAGCTTTACATAAAGAACGAATAGAAACACGAAATAAATCTGCAATTTCTTCATGAGAACGTAATGCTTGATTTTGTTTACAAGCTGTATAGACAGCTGCACCCATTAAAGCTCTTCTTGTTTCACCTCTAACTTTTTGTGCATCTTCCATTTGTTTATAGAATCCACATGCATCTAAAGATATAGATTTTGGTAAACCTTTTGAATTACATGCTGTTGTTATAGTATCAAAGATTGTTAACCATGAACGTTCTGAATTTGTTCCTACTGACCATGTAGATAATCTTTGTAATGATTTCATATGTATATTTGTTGATGATATACCTTTAAAAGATAAGATAGATCCATAAGATGATTCTGGTAATAAATCAGATGTAGTAAGACCAGCTCTTGAATCTTCTTTTCCATCATAATTACGCCATTCTGCTGCTTCATCAATAATTCGATCACCTATATTTCCACAACAAGAACAAACATATTCCCCTTCATCAATAATAAATTCATGATTACAATTCATTATTTTTTAATAGGGATATACGTAAAAATTTCATTCCGTTTTTTTTAAAGGATTATATGATAAACTTAAATCTAATAAATGTCCATGTTGTGGAAGTATATTACTTAAATGTCCACCTAAATAACTATCATGTAAATATTTTAATTTTTCTGTTAATTCATCTAAAAATAAAAACATAGCAAATATAAAAAATATACCAGATATATATGAATCTACCATAATATCTAATTTATTTGATACATTAAAAAAAGGAGGTAATTGTTGAATAAATTGTGAAGACCAAAATGCAGCTAATGCGATAGCAATAATTTCTATAAAAACATCACCGAATTTATATAATTCAGAACGTTTTCTCCATTTTTCATCAAAATCATCAAATATATGATAAAAAACATAAGATATTAGTGCACCAAATAATGTATATAATAATGCTAAAGAAGAAGCATTCAAAGACATATTTATAAT